GACAAGTACGCAGCAAACTGGAACAGGAACAGCACCCTGATCAATCTGCTGAATATTCCACACGAATACGAATCAAAGATTGAATCGGAGTGGAATAAGCCGTTTACACCCTCTCGCGCCAAGATTCTGAACTACATGATAGAGAAGGGACTACGCAACCTGATTGAGGACATTGGAGATTTCTAATGCAAGACCGCATGGACTACGACAGCCGTGACCCCGCCGCGAAGAAGGCTCGCAAGAGCGTGGAGAGCAAGCACAAGAGCCGCCGCCGCCACGATGAGAAGGAACATCTGAAGCGTTTTATGGACGATTACAATGCAGGAAAGCGAGACTTTGATTATGACGAGTACGAAGACAATGACTAATACCATCACCATCTCAAAGCGGACTCTTGAAATCCTCAAGAACTTCGCATCCATCAACTCTGGCATCATCGTGAACGAGGGCAATACCCTGAACACGCTGTCGTCCACGAAGAACATTCTCGCGGAAGCCAAGGTTGGCGAGACTTTCACGAAGTCGTTTGCCATTTGGGACTTGAACAAGTTCCTTGGCACCGTGAGCCTGTTCAAGGATCCCGAGTTCGTGTTTGAGGAGAACTACATCACGGTAAAGAGCGGTAAGTCAAGTGTGCGGTACTACTACTGCGACCCGAAGTTGGTGACTTCTACAAGCAAGAAGATCGCCATGCCGTCCCCCGTGGTGCAGTTTGATCTCACGGCAAAGGATTTCGCGGACATCATCAAGGCAGCGTCCGTGCTTCAGGTTGGACACCTGTGCGTTCGCTCGTCTGCTGACGGTTCCAAGATTGAACTTGCCGCCACGGACAAGGGCGATGTGACCTCCAACTTCTATTCGCTTGCGGTGGGAGACAACACTTCAGGAGCCACATTTGAGTTCATCTTTGATGTAGACAACCTGAAGATCCTGCCTGGCGACTATACCGTTGCCATTTCGGAGAAGGTTGTTTCGTCCTTCTCCAACAAGAATGAACCGCTGACCTATTGGATTGCTCTGAACGCCGACTCTACCTACGAGGCTTGATTCGTGACTACAACTGAAACCGTGAAGGGTCTTTGGGTTGAGAAGTACCGCCCACAGACCGTGGAAGACTGCATTTTGCCAACGGAAACGCATGAGAGTTTCATGCGGATGGTTGAACGGGGAGAACCACAGAACCTCCTGTTGTCGGGAGGACCAGGCTGTGGCAAGACCTCCGTGGCGAAGGCACTCTGCAATGATCTTGGTTGTGACACCATGATCATCAACTGCTCCGAGGATGGCAACATTGACACCCTCCGCACGAAGATTCGCAGTTTCGCTTCCACAGTGTCCTTGACCGATGGGGTCAAGAAGGTCGTGATCTTGGACGAGTTTGACTATTCAAACGCACAGTCCACTCAACCCGCCCTTCGCGGTTTCATTGAAGAGTTTGCGGACAACTGCCGCTTCATCCTGACTTGCAACTTCAAGAACAGGGTGATTGAGCCGCTGCACTCCCGATGCACCTGCATTGACTTCCGCATTCCGTCCAAGGAGAAGCCTGCTCTCGCGGTGAAGTTCCTGAAGCGGGCAGCGGAAATCCTTGAGGCGGAAGGTGTGCAGTACGATGAGAAGGTGGTAGCCCAACTCATTATGAAGTACTTCCCCGACTTCCGCCGCACCCTGAACGAGTTGCAGCGGTACGCCGCGAACGGCAAGATTGATGTGGGTATCCTGAACAGCGTGGGTGATGTCGCTGTGAAGGAGTTGATCAAGCACATGAAGTCAAAGGATTTCGGTGCTGTCCGCAAGTGGGTGGTGGAGAACTTGGACAACGATCAGACTCGCATCTTCCGTGCGATCTACGACAGCCTGTACGAGACTGCGGAGCCTGGCTCCATTCCTCAAGCCATTCTTGTGCTTGGCGACTATCAGTACAAGGCAGCGTTTGCAGCCGACCATGAGATCAATCTGACGGCGTGTCTTGTGCAGTTGATGATGGAGGTGAAGTTCAAGTGAGCCACCAACTGACTGATTATTTGAATGCCATCAATGTGAACAAGGAACCGCTCTTGGACGAGAGCGAGTCGTACACGAAGCAGTCGTATCCCCCGTTCGTGGTGACGCGCTGCTTGTCGTATTTCCCCGACACGCTGTTTGCCGCGAACGAGATGAACATCCGCCCCCACTTGGATTCAAAAATGCACTTTGACTTCCTGCGGGGTGCGGTGCGTCCTCGCAAGCGGTTCTCCAAGTGGCTGAAGCGGGAGGAAGACACCCGTGTGGCGGCTCTGGTGGAGTACTACGGCATTTCCACGCGGAAGGCACGGGAAGCCCTGTCCGTGCTGTCTGAAGAGGATGTGGAGGAGATCCTAGCGGCTGTGGACAAGGGTGGAAAGCGGCGTTAATCTAAATAGTTCCGTGTCTGTTCAATATTTGGGAGTGAACGCAACATGGAACAAAACGAACGCTATATCGACCTTGAGACAACCGATCTCCTTGAGGTCACGCTACAGAAACCTGATGACTTCTTGAAAGTCCGTGAAACACTTACGCGCATTGGCGTATCGTCCCGAGCCGAAAAGAAGTTGTGGCAATCATGCCATATCCTCCATAAGAAGGGCAAGTACTATATTGTCCACTTCAAGGAGATGTTTGCGCTTGATGATCTACCAACCTCCATCAACACCGAAGACACGGGACGGCGTAACACCATCGCGTGTCTGCTTGAGGAGTGGGGACTGGTCAAGATCGTGGACAAGACAAAGATCGTGGACAAGGTTCCGCTGAACAAAATAAAGATCCTGCCCTTCAAAGAGAAGGGCGAGTGGGAATTGTGTCCTAAATACCATATAGGGCGGTCAAAGAAGACCATGAAGCCCGAAGAGTGAACAACGGAGATTTATAATGAACCTAGTGATCAAGTTCCCTACCCGCAATCGCCCCGACAAGTTCAAGGCTGTGTTCACGCGCTATCTTACCTTCCTCAGTGGAAGGCATGATGTGCGTTTCATCGTCACGATGGACGAAGACGATACCACCATGAACACCCCCGAGATGCAGCAGTGGATTTCCACTCGCGCACAGAACGCGCAGATTGAGTGCTTCTACGGACATTCAAAGAGCAAGATTGAGGCTTGCAACGCCAACCTAGAGGGAGTGGACGGCGATGTACTGCTGCTTGCGTCCGATGACATGGTTCCCGTGCAGATGGGTTACGATGACATCATTGCCAAGTGCTACGAGCAGGCTTTTCCTGACTACGATGGCGCAATCAAGTTCTGGGATGGTCTGCGCCCAAAGGAAGACCCGCTGATGACCCTGACGGTCATGGGCTTCCCGCTGTACAAGCGGTTCGGGTACATCTACAACCCTGAATACAAGTCCGTGTACTGCGACAACGAGCAGACACAGGTTTGCGCTGCGCTGAACAAACTGCGCCGATGCGACCTGTGCATCATTCAGCACCAGTGGACGAGTGAGCCGTTTGACACACTACACGCTCGTAACGAGAACTCGGAAATGTACGGTGTGGACGGTGAAACCTTTAAGCGCAGAGCCGCAAACAAGTTTGACATGGAGGCAATGTTCTATGCCAGTGCCAGCAAGTGAAATCAAGTTCAGCATTCTTATTCTGTCCATTCCGTCCCGCTTTGAATCGTTGAAAGCGGCAGTCAACCACCTACAGGAACAAGCCGATGCCACGGGGCAGGGCAAGTCTGTTGAGATTCTTGCACTCATGGATAATCGTTCGCAAACGATTTCAGAAAAAAGAAATGTTCTTCTTGCGGCAGCGCGTGGAGAGTATCTTGCGTTTCTTGACGATGACGATGCAGTCAGCAAGGACTACATGAGCGCGATACTCAAGGCGATTGATCAAAATCGTGGTATAGACTGCATTACATTCAACCAATGGTGCAGCATTGATGGTGAGCCTATGGATGTGGAGTTCGGTATTGGCAACCCACACGGACAGATGTGGCGCGATGAAGATGGCTTCCTTGGTGATATCAAGCGTCCTCCATACCATATGTGCGTTTGGAAAACATCTTTGGCACAAAGTGAAACATTCCGACCTCTCATCGGCGCAAACGGGCAGTCGTATGGAGAGGATATAGATTGGCTATTGAGACTGTATCCGAAAGTTCAAACCGAACACCACATACACGATTCCTTGCACGGGTACATCTACAATTCCAAAACCACGACATCGCTCGTAGATCAGGACAAGAGATGAATCGAATACTCTTGAATTACGCAAGCGGCGACAAGTTCAAGCAATCTCAGATTCACAACAGTCAATCAGGTTTGGCAGCGGGCTTCAATGTAATCTATCAGATGAGTGATAGAAACATTGATCGGAGTTTCAAAAGCGAAAACGAAGGCATCTTGAGTCAGCGGCGCGGGGTGGGATACTGGCTTTGGAAGCCGTATTTCATTGATCGTCTTATTTGGACAATGAACGAACACGATGTTCTTTTCTACGCTGATGCAGGATCGTATTTTGTCAGACGCATGGAACCCGTTTTTGATGCAGTGCAAAAAGACCAAAATGGTGTGCTGGCATTCAATATGTCGGGAGGACACACCGAGAAGTACTGGACAAAGCGTGATGTGTTCCGTACCATTGGTGCAGAGACTTCTGAATACACGGATACTCCACAGCGCATGGCAAGTTTCATGGTGTTTCGTGGAACGGCTTTTGCGAAGGCACTTGTTCGTGAATATTTGAACCTGTGCTGCAACTCTCATCTAATAACGGATGAAGCCAATGTGGATGGATGGGTAGAACCTAAATTCCAAGACAATAGACACGATCAATCCATCTGGAGTGTGTTGACAAAGAAGCACCAAGTTGCTACACTGCCTGACCCAACACAATGGGGACTGCACCACAAGGAAACCACGGAAGCGGATGTATACATCAACCATACGCGAGATCCAAGATGAAGATTGACATTGTAACATTTTCCTGCGACAGCACTCCGATATACTCCGACTTTTGGAAGCCAATTTCCAAGTTTTGGAAGACGAAGTTTGGAATCCATCCAGTTCTTCTGTATTGCGGAAATACGAACATTGAATTGTCTGAAGAGTTTGGTACGGTTCATCGCGTTCCTAGCGTAGATGGAGTTGCCGACTATCACTCTGCTACATGGGGTCGTTTTTGGATCACCAAGCAGTATCCCGACAAGGTGTGTCTGACGGGAGATATTGACATGATTCCTCTTTCCAAGAGATTCTTTGGTAAAGGAGTGGAAAAGTATTCAAATGACTCCTATGTCCATTTGAATTCGGGTTGGTATTACGGAAACAATGTTGATGCATGGAAGGATGAATTCAACATCATTTCCGCTTACTATCATCTAGCAACAGGCAAGGTCTTTAATGATGTGTATAAGTTTGAAGATGATTTTGCCGATGAAATGCGTAAGTTTGAAGCCGTGGACTACAGCGGAAAGAACAAGGGTGCTGCTGGAAGCGGATATGCTCCTATCCGTGATGTAGCACAGCATTTGCAACACGCTAGTCAGGAAAAGGGTGGTAAGTGGGGGCAAGACGAATTTTATTCAACTGACCTGTTGCGCCAATATGCTGCAAACGGTGGAAAGGTTGCTACCGATTGCAAGATTGATCGCAGTCAGCGAATTGATCGTTCCCATTGGGAGTATTATCCCCAAATGGTGTTTGAGGATATGCATTATGTTGACTCGCATCTACTGCGTCCATACTACGGAGATGCACAGAAGCACATTGACTTCTTGATGCATCTTGTTCCATGATGATTCCTCCAAACGAAGTTCTGCGCTCTCAAAATTTCATTGCTAGATGCGATTTTTGGTTTGCTGTCACTGCCCTTGACGGAGCGATGCAGATTCCAACCACCGCACAGCAAGTGGTTCGTAGAAG